TCATTTCTTTGGAATTAAGATTTCTTCACTCAAGTGTTCGAACTGCTTTACCAGGCGCTGTAATTCAGTATAGGAATAATCGTTGAGAGGTTTATGAAGATAGCCGTACTTGAGCATCCAACCGTTAAGCCTGTTCCAGTCAATTTCATGCTTGCCAAGATCCGGATTCCAAACCACCCATCCGATCGTATAACAAAGCGAGAGGATCCGGCGGCGCATCTGCTGTCCCTGGTAGTCCACACCCGAGCGCGTGGGGCCGTGTGGCTGAGCCACCATCCTCTCCAGGTGTTTGATGAGCTCATCCGCCTCCAGGTCGCTCAGCTCAGCGCTGTTCGTTGTTCGTCCGGATGAAAAACTGCTGACCAGGTCGCGGCGATACTTCTCTGTACCGGTCTCATGAAATAGGCCATAAAGCCTGCGATGCCTTCCGATAGTGTGTCTCATCTAGAAATTTTTATTGATTTAATAATTGCCTTCGCACCGCATTCAGCGTCGGTGAAAATACGGGTGTAGGGTGTTTCGTTGGGAACCGCTGGCCCTGCCTGCATGCCAATAGTAAAGAGCATGGGTTCGGTGGGCACATCTTCAGTTACCCGGAAGTATTCTACCCCGTCAACGAGCCAGGCCATATAATCAGGTCGCCAATCTAATGAGTAGGTATGGTAAGCAAGGCTCAGGTCAACAGGAAAGGTATGACCTGTACTTTGAGACCGGGTACCACCTTTGCCGTCTGGAGAGTGCAGGGAAAAGCGCATGTAGTCGCTTCTGTCATTATTTGCAATCACATAGGGAAATGCTTCGGATCCAAAGAACTCGAAGTCCACCTCGGGTTGCTGATTCCCTTTGAGTGCCCTGTAAAACCAAAGAGCAAAGAAATACAGGTAGCCTTTGGGTGGAACTTTCATATAAACGTCAAGTCTGTCTCCAGGCTTCAGTGTAACTCCCTGGTCAGTGCCGCAAAAGTAACTGCAGATCTGGCCGCAAAAGTTAAATTTACCCTTGAACCACTCGAAGGTATAATACCCATCGGATTTCCAATCTGGTTTGATGGCGCTGCCAGTACCGCAAAGTAGCATCAATCCTTCAGCAGATGCAACCACATAGTCTTTCAACCAAATTACTTTGTACCTGAAATCAGGATAAAGTGCCCGCATACCTTTGCCGGTAAATGCAAACCAATCTTTCCAGTCGAACTGAAAATTAGTAAAGTCGCGATAAAAGATAATTTTGCGTTCTGGTATAGACACAGGAATCGGATCCGGAATAGGAGTAGTAGAATCTTTAATCCCGAGGAGTCTTTTGAGCCAGGCGATAATTGTTTTCATTTTATGTCTAGATCGTTATACGTCCTTACAATACCTACCAGGGTCCCTGGCAACAATTTCGTTGATCTTTGTATCAGCATCGGCTTGGGTAACATACCAGTTCGTTCCGAAATGAGTCCAGCCACCACGGTAATTCGCCTTTGCAATTTTCCAGCATTTTTTTCGCTCTTCATATCCAGGGCGAAGTACAGTAATGCCCTTCATCACCAATTCGTTGCGTTCATACTTATTCATGATCCGATTCGATAAAGTTTGTCAGCATATCCATAATTTCCAAGAAGGCCCGCTTTGCTATAATCGGGGTCATTGTTTGAATCCGGTCGGCAGTAACAACGTTGACATATTCCCAGCGACAGGCATAATCATCTGCATCTTTTACAACCTGCGACAGTGGGTACTGGAAGTTGAACTTTCTCGAAATGACCATCATTAAATCAAATTCAATATCGAGATAGTTCTTCAGCCGGTGTTTCACCGGGCGAGTAACGTCGGCGATATATGCTTCGCTGGCATCATGCATCATAGCAGCAATTTTATCCTGGCGGGTTTGCACCATGTTTTGAACAAAGATGCAGTGCTCGGCCACCGAGTAGAATTTCATTGTGTGACCATTCCACCGGCAAAGGTTACTCAGGGCGTGGGCGATATCGACCAGGTTGATCGAATCCGGATCCGGATTGAGCGGGTCTATCATCTTACCCATAAAAGTTCGGCATTCATTGAATTTTACCTGTTCCATATTTTACGCATTTAATTCTCGTGAGATGTTTGGCCTGGACGTTGGCGCCGGGCAGGTCTTTTTTATTTTTTCAAGTTTTTCCTTTAACGCAGATGCTTGATCATCAGGAAGTCTTCTCGCGTACTGGGTAGTTGCACAATCCGACTTTGTTTCATTTTTCGCTGGTTTATGAACTTCATGCCATTCGATCATATAACACCGTTTGCTGCAGAACTTGGTTTTTTGCCGCTTTGGGTGAAATAATTTGCCGCATTGATGACAAAGTGAACCAAGGGCGTTTGGAACAGAATCACGTTTGCCTCTTGGGTTCTGTTGCTCTTCTTGATCAGCCAGGGGGGGGGCAAACTCCAGGGGAGTTTCTTCCCGTTCTTCCGTTAACGGTTCAGACCAGTCAACCGGATGAGATACATGTGTCACGGCTCTGATTGCAGCGGCCACCATTGCCTTCTGATCATCACTGTTCAAGAGCGCAAAAATCTCTTTTATTTCGTCCAGGGATCCATTAATAACAAGTTGTATTTCCATGATTTTCCGTGTTAAAGTTCTTTGAAGCGCTGGCAGGATTCGAACCTGCGGCCTCCGGGGCTATGAATCCCGGCGAGCTGGCCACTGCTCTACAGCGCATAGGTCAGTTCAACTGCTGATTATAGCGCAGAAAAATTGAGCTCAATCAGGTTATAGCTGCCGTCTTCCTCCCTTTCCCAAATGCGGAAATAAGTTTTTGACCCCGGCTTGCGGATCCCTTCAGTGAGTATATTGATAGCCTCCTGGAACAGCGGATGAGATATCTTTGTACGGTACTTCATGAGCTGCATGACCTTCTTTGAATCGATCTTACCACGGCTGGTTGAAAATGCATCGATAACCAGGTCCTTTACAAAGGCCATTTTCGAATCGATGTTCTCACTTAGAAAGGCGTCGAGCTTTTCCTTCGATGCCTTGATGGCAAGGTCGTCAAAGTCGATGCGCTCACTGATACTTACCTCAATCTTTATCGAGCGGTCGAAGTTAAACCAGGTAAAGTTTCCTTTACCGTCAGTCTTCGCCTTGTACTCCTCCATTGCTTTCTTATAGACGTTACTGCTCAGCCGCTCCATAAGGTTCTTATAATCCTGCAACTTCTTATTCATCGCCTTGGCATCGCGAAGTAGAATTGCCGCGCTGCGCTCTTTTAACCTCTGTCCGGGAGTGATGTACTCGACCGGAACGTCGGCGCCTGATTCATCTTTCCAGGACTTATCTTTGATCTTCTGTACCATTTCAATAGTTTTTAAAGGTTTATAAATTGCTATGTTTCGATGTTATCTTGCGCAGAATCTGATTGCCGGCAATCTCATAGGATGAATGTATTTTCTCATACACAATATCATCCGGGAACTTGTCAATGCTGCGGTGTAGTTTATCATACCGACTTTGAAGGGCCTTACGGACATCCTCCTGGTTGATGTTTCCAGCATACTTGTACCAGAAGATCTCGTCAACCAGGGTCCACTGCTGACGCCACCAGCCCCAGAATAATGGTTCTTTCAGCCACTGCGTTAGCCAGGTTTCACTCATACCCCTTCCCTTCATGTAATCAACTGCAAAGTCGAAGATCATGGAGTTCATCTGCTCCTGAGAATACCCGGTGAGCAGCATTACCTTTGCGCGCATCTGCTCAGTGCGGGACAGGTTTAAGGTTTTTATTGTGTCTTTCATTGCTGGTCAATATTTGGGTGTGTTAACTTAAATGTGCCCTCCTCCCAAATCATATACGGCTCTCCGCCTCCATAGCGGGACGCCGCAAATGCCTGAAATCCTTCAACCCATATCTTTACGTTTGCGTCAAAGCGGATACTGCGTGCAACGCGACCGCTGGGCTGTGATCCTTCAGCATGGCTGATCAGGATGAAAAGCTTTGTGCGAAACCGGTCCTTCAGCATCTTGTAATCGGCATAGGTTAATCCGGTGTACTGAATCGAGTCGATGATAATTACATCAGGGCTCTTCTTTTTTGAAAGGCGATCGACTAAATCTGATATCGGCTCTTTGTCAAGAAGGGAAAACCGGCGCGACACCTCCTGCATGTTGCAATCCTCTATTGCATTGCGAAGTGACAGCGACACCCCCTCCTCAAGGGAGTCATATGCCACCTTCCTGCCAAAGGTGGTCAGGTATTTTGCCAGCTGCAGCGCAAATCGGGTCTTGCCATTGCCGGAGTTACCCCAAATAAGCCAGGAACCCGTAGGCTCAGGACTTCCAATGGCCGCAAACCATTCGCCCTCAAAGTCGAGGCTGCGGATCGAAGTCCGATACAGCTGGCCGATGGATATAGCGCGTTTGTATGCCATGATTAAGCTATTTTGCAGAGTTCGTCCGCGATGCGCCTGAGCGAATAGTCGGTGCGGGCAATGAGTTTCTGAATGTCTACATTGGTGCCTGAAGGTGTGTTGGCCTTAATGATCAGCGCGGCGTGTACGCTCTTGAACTGGCGCATCTCCTCATTGCTGTCGGGCGAGGTTTTCTGATACCTGGATCCATACCTCGAAAATATCTCTGTATATCCGACCTTCTTATGATCAATGGACCTGCGGATCTTCTCCTTCAGGCCATCGGCGCCCATCATATACCAGCCACAGCAGCGTTCTGTAGCATTCCAAAGGGCTTTTAATTCCAAAAATGCAGCGTAGTCCAGATCTCCGGCCTCGTCAAGGATGATGAGCGGGGATGGCAATGAGCGCAGGTAAAACACCAGATCGGCATACACATCGCTGTATTTGCCCGTATGTCCGACCCCGAATTCCTTTGCAATAAAGCGTACAAGCTTCTGTCGGGTCTTCACCTGGCTGCAGTCAACATAAATGGCGTTTTTGTTTGTGCGAACATAGGCGCGTGCAGAAAATGTCTTTCCGATGTCGGCCACGTCGCACATCAGGCGGCTGGCGGCATTCGTTTGGCAAAATTGAAGTTGATCCTGGATGAATTTGAATACTGGAGTGATGGCAATGTTCCAGACAGGTTTATTTCCGATCGGGATCTCCAGGAGTCTGGCAAGGGAGAGCCAGTTTTGATCTGAAAGAACGCGGTCTACCTCCCCGTTCTTAATGCGCGAGTATTGCGCGTTATTGATTCCAAGGCTTACAGCGAACTTGGCGTCGCTGCCAGCAAAATTATTACGTCGCTCGGCGAGTTCAGTAACGATGTGATGTTTGATTTCTGTGTTAATCATAGCGTTTTTATTGGTTTATTAGGGTTAAAATTCATTTAAAGCTCTACGGGCCATCACCTCTGGCGACCATCTCTTCTCCAGTTCCTCAAGGTTATCCTCCGGGCGAATGGGATCCGGGATGTTAAGGATTTCCGGTTCCATCTGCGAGTAATCAATCGGAGTTACCAGCTCAATCTTGCGGGTGATCTTCTGGGCAATGCCATCCTTTTCTGTTTTGAAGAAATGCGCCTGGCGTTTGGCCTGATTGGTGCGGATTTCTTCATCACGATCGGTACGCTCCATCTTGGCCTCATTGTACCGCTCAATCTTGGTCGATCGGGTTATGAAGGTGTCTCCCTGGTAGAGATAAACCTCATTGATGCTGCCATCAGGATCAGGAACATAGTAAGCCTCGACATTATAATTGTTCGGCTTCAGCCGGGAAACGGACCCCTGGTTATCGATGGCATATTTTTCATACATCACCTGCGCAAAGTCATTGTTACGGATTGATGTTTCTGTGCGAAGGCCCAGGTACCGGAATAGTTTATGTTTCTGTGGACGGCCAAGATCCGGATTCATATTCTCAACCAGGACCTGCCAGCGTGTTTTGCCAGGAAACATCTTCTGATTGGGATGCGGGGAGTGGTTGAAACGATGAATGCTTTCGCGATCTTCGGTAACCAGGGTTTCAACGGCAAGGCGCGGCTGTTTGTAATCTTCATCCTTGTTTTCGCTCTTGGTTTTATAGGCGCCTTTCTGATTCCACCTCCCGATGCCTACCTGGTATTTCTTCTCGTCACCGTACTTCTTTGCATGGATCTTATGCTCAGCACGTTTCGACCTGGAGAGTCCAGGAGCGCAAAACGTGACGTAAGAAAACATCGCATTCAGATCCTCTGATATTTCCTTCATCAGGTGATTCTCAACTTCCACCTCACCAGGCCACATTAGATTGTGGGTGTCCAGGGTGCGGAACATTTCACGAAAACAATCCCATACCATGCTCACCGATGGAGAGTCGGTACTGTGTACACAGGATATCACGGCATCGCTCAGTACGTCGAAGGCCATATATGCATTCAGCCACTTTCCATCAGTGGTCTTGCGACTGAGGGTGCGGTCGTCCATCGAAATCTTGCTCAGGGAGTACTGGGGGAGCTTCCGGTGATTATATGGTGTGTTTTGGGTGATGTGATCGATGCGGTTATTGCGCAACCGGTCAATGATAATGGCGTTGGCCGGGTTGTTTATGATATTCCATACTGTGGATCTGCTGATCGTGATGTAAGTGCCTTTATCGTGATCAAAGTAATCGTCGCGATCGTACATGAGTCCGGTTTCTGCGTCCACGATCATCAGGGATCCGGAGAGGAACTGGAGATAATTGTCATAAACCCATGTTCCGAAAGGCAGGTTTTGAATGCAATAGAGGGAGATGATCAGGCGCTCAACAGAGTCATTGGCTTTGCGCGCGTTTGCATTCTTATTGCCCTTGTGTATTAAATGAAAATAACCATGCTGGAGGTAATTCTTGAATTTATCATGCAGGCGCAGCGGATGAGAAGGGAGGGAGTGGGGATACCGGGATGTGTCCAGGGAGTTTACGGCGTCAGAAATGAGATCCCAAATTCCGGATGTCTTTTTGCTGAGCCGTTTGTTGCGCCCTTTAAGTTCTGTGTAATATTTGCCGATCGCATTCAGAATGCTGGCATTTGCGTTGTATTCTACTTGCCGGTCATGTTTAATATTGGTGTCGTCGTCAAAAAGGAACTCATTGAAATATTTCGATGCCTGCAGATCCGGTTCGATTAACTCTTGCAGCCGATTTCGCCTGGAGTATTGTTTTACATCGCCATACTTTTCGAATATCCGCTGCTTGACGTCAGTGCGCAGCTGTTCGTAGTTTAAAAGTACTGGGCAATTTACTCCGCCACCTTTTCTCACGCGCACATGAGGATACCTACGTACATATGTGTGTAATCCCTCTTCGCTCAGAATTGGACGCTCTTTTATGCTATCGCTGGAGGAATCGCCTGATGTGAGGTCGGGTTTTGAAAGGCAAAATATGTTATTGTAGATTTCCAAGCAGAATGCTGTCTATTGTGGTTGGAGATAGATTGTGTTCTAAAATTAGTCCCCAGCCGGCTCCGATCGCCGGCTTACGGATTTGGGGTTATTATTCAGTCACCTTAACCATCCAATCCCAATATGGAATTCCATCAGCCACGTCACAAGACTTATGATCCACACTCCAACAGCGAAATGACCCCGTTGTGTTCGGCCTGGGATCGGCACAAAATACAGTTATGTTTACTTTGTTTGTGCCATCAAACACCTGCGTTATAATGGCTGGGGCAGTTTCTATTGAATTGGGCAACTCCATTTCTTTGTTTCCGTTTGGAAAAAATTCAATGATTCTTCCGATTGTTGGTTTCATGATTATTTGTATTTAATTATTTGGCGTTATTGCCGATTATCTTTAAAAATCACTACACATAAAGTTGGTGCAGATTGATACTTGCGTCGGGTTCATTATATGGCATTTAAAAGATCATTCATTACCCAGCGTTCCTCTCCTTTCTCATCAATGAAAAAAGAAGCAAAGGATTTGTCAATTGGTAAACGCTCTGAAATATATCCAGGGCCCCAAATGAGATGATATAACTTCATTTTCCTTCCCCTATATTCTTTTTCAATTAACTTTAAATCCATATTGAAACTTTTGTTAATGTGCAT